GCGGCCAGAGAAGCCGGGTTCAAAATCTGGACTTCTCCACAGCATATTTGCGATCACAACAAGCCGATCTGGTTGCTGAAGGCGGTCAATGAATTTGCGAGAGTGCCGGCAACATAGGAATAAATAGGCTGGATTATTATGCCCTGGACAGCTAAAGATGCCACCAAGTACACCAAGAAAGCGACAACGCCCAAGTTGCGCAAGCAGTGGGCGGCGGTCGCTAATTCTACATTGAAGCGATGCGTGGACGACGGTGGCGATACCGATAAATGCGAGGCCAGCGCCATCCGCCAAGCGAACGGGGCAATTGCAGAGGTCGAGGAGGTCGAAGAAATGTCAATCGCACAGCAAGCGATAGAGACTGCGCGGGCACTGGTGAACGATAGCGCGATGCTGGCAAAACTAGCAGAGGCGCGGGGTAAGACACCGCAGCGGGTAGCCAACCGGATGCTAGACGATCTGGAACAGCAACTCAAAGCCGAGGGCGCAGAGCCGGCGGCTACCAGCGAAGCGGCGATGGGTGAATCATACGGCGAGGACGAAGTATACATACCTGGCGCTATTGTCTCATTTGCCGACCTCCAGACCGCCGAACAAACCAACGAAGCCGCTGAACGGATGCGCGTGCTAACTTACCAGTTCAAAGAACTTGTATCCAACATTATGTTCAGCTCGGATGTAAAGGACAAGGCTGGGGCGCTACGCACCCTGACTGACGAGTTTGCCGGGCTAATCGAGGATAAGATCGGAGACGTGGAGCAGGCCGGCAGCGGTGAGCCTGAGCCGCCAGAGCCGCCAGAGATGCCAGAGATGGGCGAGGTCTTTACCGAAAGCGCGGGCAATGTTTCTGGCCTAGAGGACTTTACCGGCGACCTGGCAGAGTTGGGTATTGAGGCCGCCATCGAGACTGGCCGCCGCGCCCCCGTATTAGTTGATTTTCAAGTTATTGAACCTGGTCCAGGAAACAAGCAGGACAACCATTACTACCCCGCCGAGATGCTACGCCGTGACGCCCCCGTATTCGAGGGCGTGGATATATTTGCCACTGATCACAAGGAAACTGAGAGAAGCGAGCGCACGAAGGTGGGACGGGTAAAGACCTGCCCAGCACGCTTCACGGAAAGCGGCGCACCGGTGGCGCAAGTTATCATCTACGATCCCGCCCAAGCGGAGAAAACCCGCAACCGCGCCGACGCCGGGGAACTAGCGACTATGGAATGTTCCATCTTTGCGCGGGGTATTTCCGAGGCTGGCGAGGTGGGCGGAGCAGAATATAAGATCGTAAAACAGATCACCGAAGGCAAGTACCTGGAATTAGTGAGTAGTGCCGGGGCAGGCGGCCACGCTTTGGGCCTGGCAGAGTCAGATAATGGAGGTGACGATATGACGCTTGAAAACGTGACCGACGAACAGACCGAAGTGGAAGAGGTAGAGATCCAAGAGGTCGAACAGTCGGTCGAGATGCCTACGGAAGAGGCCGCCCCCGCAGAGGGAGAGACCATGCCCGTAGAGGAGGCTACGCCGGAATCGCTGGCCGAGGCCGCCGTCGAAACTGCGCTGGCAGAGACTAACCTGCCGGGCGCGTTCAGGGCAGCGTTGAGCAAAGGCGCATACGCTAACGCCGATGCGCTGAAAGCGGCTATTGCCGAGGCTATTGCCGAGGTCAAGGCGCTAACCGGCAGCGGGCAGGTTTTCGGGCAGGGCGCGACGACGCCTGCCGAGGACAAGGCTTTGACCATAGATGAGAGGGAACTACAAGATGTTCGCTCGTTCAACGAGACGATGCGCGAAGTGGGCTGTGACCCAATCCCAGTTCCCAATCATTTACAGTATTTAATCGAAGGAGGAAAGTAAAATGACAACCGAGTTCTATTCTGGCACGGATTGGCAGGACAGCAGCGGCCCAGAGGTTATCGTACAAGTTCACGAGCCGTATGTTTGGCCCGTGGATGATAACAGCGAGGCCGCAAAAGACGCGCTTGCTGCCGGATTGCACCCTGTCGTGGCAATTGGCAGTCGGCTACTAGCCGATGGACGCGCGAACAACCTGACTGGGGTCGTAACGAGCTTTACCGCTGGGCTAGCGACCGCCACCGACCTGGTGCGAATCAACATCGCTGACGGGATGATCGTGCGCAACTACGTGGCAAACGTCTTGACCTACAGCGGCACGACGGCCAATACATTCGAGACGACGCCCATTCCTGGGCAGGCGGTTTATGTAGATGATAGCGTGGCCCTGGCAGCGGGCGTTACGCTTTCGCTTTCGCCGCTCAATGGCCTGGCCGGCACATCACTGCCCAATCCGCTCGCGGGGTATCTGTGGTATTGCGAAGACGAGTATGGGGATGCTGCAGTGGGCGGCCCCAATGCTGCCGCAACATTCGATGGCTCGTTGGCTGAGGAGCTTGTACAGCAGACGTATTGTATCTGGCTGACCAACGCTGTCGGCCTCAACGAGAACCAGGACGTATAAGAGGATTGAGATGAGAAAAATAACCTATATGCTCAGTGAACTGAGAAAGGAACAACTCACCCGGCGGAAAGCTCCCAACGAGCGCATCGCCGAGGTAGACGGTGCGTTCAAGGCGCTTGACTACGCGCTCGATGGTATCCGCCGCGACGGGGATAGCGAGTTGGTCCAGGAAGTAATGACTAGCGCCGACTTTACCTATGCGATCCAGGAGTTTGTGCAACGCAAGTCACTCCCCGGTTATCAGCGGATGGGATTCCAGTTCGAGCCGCTGGTCAAGATGGAGAGCACCCTGCCGAACTATATGGAAGTCACCCGCTACCAGAACCGCTGCGGCGTCGATGACTTAGAATATGTCGGCGAGAAAGGACCGGCGCGGGCTGGAAGTGTTCAGGATGCTACCAAGCGCACCCTGCAAGTCTGGCGCTTCGAGAAGCAGTTTGACTTCTCGCACGAGGCGCTGGTCAACGACTACATCGGCTACTTCGAGGACGTGGCGACCAAAATGGGCGAGGCAGCCCGACGCACGTTGGAAAAGTACGTCAGCCGCTTCTACACCAACGCCACCAGCATCACCCGCATTCAGGGCGGTGGCGCGCTGTACGCACAGAACGGGCGGCTAACTAGCGCCCGCATCTCTGAGGCGCGAATGGGTTTCGGTCAGCGCACGGACGACTGTAGTGAACCGATAAACGCCGACCTGGCGTTCATCGTTTACCATCGCGGACTCGAGGACGTCGTACGGACAATCCAGAACAGCACGCTCGTTCCTGAATTAGCAACCAATGCCGCCAACGTCGTGCGGACGGCCTTTACGGCAATCAAAGACCCGTATCTGACCGGCACGGCTCCTAACCTGCCCTGGTACGGATTCGATGATCCCAACAACGCTGATGGCATCACCTCGTTCGTCCTGGCCCGGCGCTCTGGTATGCCCGGCCCAATGATCGTTCGCAGACGCTCGGATATAGAGGGTACAACCTCTATGCTTGGCGCGGGCACAGCGGTAGCTCCGATCTTTGGCGACTTTGAGAGTGGCAACATCATTCTCAAGGTGATGGATGCCTGGGGCACTTACGTAGACGGCACGAACGGAAATGTCTACGACCGTCACGGCACGTACTACAGCACCGGCACAGCGCCGTAGTGAATCACCAGCAAATGGGGGCGGCCACGACGGCCGCCCCCACAAATCAAATATGATAGAGGGGGAAATGATGTCAAAGTTAGATGAACTACAGGCACAGGTCGAGGCGCTTCAAAACTTACTGGCCGAACACGGGTTAGTACCGCCGGCACAGCTCGACGAAACCGGGGGTGCTGACTATATCGAGTTTGGCAGCCCGGAGCACGCTACGCACCTGGGCGTGATAGAGGTTGAGGCTGCAGGAGACGACGAAGCCGCACGGGACTTTATCACGTTCACCAGCCCGACGACCGGCACGACGTACCGGCTAGAGGATGAGATTACGAACTATATGCAATACCCTAACCCGGAGAAAGCGGCCCGGCTGGTACTGAGGCAGAAGGTCAGTTCCCTAGAAAGCGGGCCGCCGCGCGTGCCGCTAGGTGCGCCTCCGTTGTGGCGTCCGGTAGATATGCAATAGAAAAAGCAGGAGGTAACAAATGAACTTACCAGTTATTAGACAACAGCCCATCTACCCCGGTCAACCGGGAGTAGCAGGGAGTGATGTGTCACGCGGGTTGCGCTCCCAGTCATCTGGCGTCGTGTTCTACGTAGACGGAAGCCATCCAAACGCCACGACTACAGCCGATGGCACAGACCCGAATAATCCACTGAGCACCATCACGGCGGCAATGGCGCGGCTGGTAACGTTTCACGCCCTGACTAGCGTACCAGCAGAGGGAAGCGTTATCGTGGTTTCGCCAGGCACTTACACCGACAACATCACGATTGACCGCACCGACTATCCCGCTGACTGTACAATTATCGCTTCCGCCAATTCCAAGTTTGACACGATTTGGGTTCCCGCAGCCGGGGACGCACTGACAATTGACCAGAGCGGATGGGTGGTTGACGGGTTCCACTTTCAGCCAGCCTCAGACGGCGCGGGGGTACACCTAACCTGGACTGCCGGGGCAGGAGGCGAGGATACGTACATCCAAAACTGCTTCTTCGATGGTCGATGGGGAACTGGATTGTATGGAATCGAGCTAGAGGGCGCGCCTGCAAATGTCACGATTCAGAACAACCGCTTTGCCGAGTTCAGCACTGGTCAACCTGCCCTCGTCGTTCGTAGCTGCAATCAGGCTAGCCCGTACCAGAACCACATCTTTAACAACACGTTCCAGGAGTGCGTTGAGTACATCACGAATATCGCCGAGGGATACAACGCCTGCATCTTTGCGGGAAACTTTTTCGCATCGGCAACCGGGCAACTGGCGGCGACTACCACGTACATTGATCTTGGTGGCCCTGGCTTTGGATACAATATGGTCGTGGGGAACTATTTCTCCGGCGACTACTCCAATACCGGGGGATATACGGCAGAAGCAGCCGGGACTGACAACTGGGTTGGAAACTTTGCCGAGGATGTTGCCGAGGCTGAAGTTGGCGACAACGGAATCACAATCGCTGTTCCAGCCGCATAAGATAGACGGGCGGGGTG